CAGATGGAATTACATCTACTATTTTACCAAGCTCAGTTACTACGTTAGCAGCTGTTATAGCTGTTCCGCTTACATCTACTACGTCTGCATCCGCAGCAGCAAGTGTAGTAAATCCGTCAAACTCTCCCGCAGTTGCGTTAGTTCCACCCCAAATATTTTGCTCAGTTTTCTCAGCAACTTTACCCGCTACGTGACCCAAAAGGAAGTCAGCGAATGTTGGAGGTAATGAATCAAAAGCAGAAATTCCTTGTTGAACTGCTTCCCAATCGTTATTGAAGTCAGACTTACAAAGCTCAAGGTTTACTTGGAACTCTTCCGGTTGAATGATTCTCTCAGTTAAAGTTAAAGTTCCCGCATCTGTAAAATCACAAGAAGCGTTTCCAATGATACCGCTTGTTGCTACTTTTTTGATGACCTCTTTATACTTTACATTTGGCTTTACAGTAATCCCTCCATTTGCGATGGTAGATCCTTCAAGCAATGCAGCAGAAATGTACTCTTTGGCAAATTCTCCTGCGTACGTTGTTGTTATACTAGGTGTTGGCATTTTCTAAAAATTTAATTTTTGTTAAAAAGTCTATTCATTACTCGTTCAGACGTTGTTGTCGGTCTGTTTTGCGATATTTTATTCATTTTAACATCCGGTTTCGCTTCCGGATTGTGTTTAATTGCTTTTGCTGCAGGAGTATTAGAAAGCTCTTCACGTACTTGCTTTTCGATTTCTTGCTTTGCAAGGTCTTCGCCTTTCATTTTTCCTAATTCATCCTTTACATAGCCTAATTCCTCTTTCATCTCTTCGATCATAGGACTTACTGCTTGTACTACCGCATCAACAATTTTGTGCATTTCATCTTCTGACTCCTCTTCAAGTTCAGTTTCAGCTACCTCTTCGGTTGGCTCTTCTGATAACTCTTCCGTTTTGTCTGAATCTTCTTTTGCTTTAGATTTTTTTGCTTTTTTAGGCTCTTCTGCTACAACTTTATTATCTCCTGTAGCAACTTCCTCTAATGCAACGTCTTCCGAAAGCTCTTCAGTCATCTCTGCATCCTCTTCTGCTTTTGGCTCTCCAATAGATCCGATGATACCATCGTCTTCTATGATTAGAGTTTTACCATCTTCGAGTTTATAGTCTCCAATAGGTAATGGCACCTTCTCATCTTCTGTAACGATGAAAACGCTTTCGCCTTCTGCAAATGATTCCGCTTCGATGATAGTTCCGTTTTCTAACTTCATTTCTTCAAGCTGTACTTTAGCTTGTAGCAACGTTGTTATTTTGGTTAACATCTCGCTTGGTTTCATATATAATTATTTATTTAGTGATTACACTAATGTAATAACGCAATACGAAAAAAATTTGCATTTTGGTTAATCGTTTCCGTATATAGATCCAATGCCTTGAGCGTGTAAAGATCCATCGCAACAATCTCTGCTGTACGTCAAAGTATCCCAACAAAGGCAACCTCTTCTCGAGTCTCTTGGACTCGTTTTGCTTGGTATTTTATTATCCTTATTCAAAAGTTTTCATTTTATTTATTGCCCAATTAATTCCGGAGGTGCCTCCCCAACAATCCCACATAAGACCTCCACATCCTTCATCGTATGGTATATCTTTATGTTGTTGATGTCTATTAAAAGAAGCCATTCTTGCTATTGTGTCACGACTTATTTTATCTTTATTGGCTAATTGTCTAGCACGAGTCCAACCTACTTTAGTTCCGCACTTAGCTTTGTTTTCCTCTTTATATTTTATTGCTCTTTTTGCATTATTACTAGCTGAATCCGGATAATCGTTAAAGCTTTCTAGTTGATACATTATCATATCCTTTTTTATTTCTAGTAGATCTAAGCCTATGGAAATCTCTTTTGATAGATCCTCTTCTATTTGTTCTTTAGGTCGCTCTGCTTTGTCTGCAAAGAATCCTTCAATAGAGAATCCCTTGACTACTCCTGTTTTTACAAACTCTTGCCATATTTTTTCGTTGTTTACTTTTATAGATCCTGCCCAAGTTCCTACCGGTAAGTTCATACCGTAAAATGCAGTTTTATCTTTCTCGGAATCTTCTACAATCCAACTTTCTACTAAAGACAATCCGTGTATCTTTTCAAAGTGTTCGTATGTAGCGTTGCTTTGGTTTCCTTTCATAAGATATAACTCGGATGCTTTTCTTACAGTATCCTTAGTGAAGTAAATATAATACTCCTCTTCATCTTCTTTTCTGTATATAGGCTTATTAGGAACTAAAATAGCTCCCATTAAAAGTTTCTTTTCTGTGTCTACTTCTGCAAAACGATATTCTTTTGTTTTGTTTAATGCTATAAAATTCTCTTCGATTGCCGGATGTTCTACAATAGAGATAGCATCTATTCCGCTAAACTCATCTGTTTCATCTATAATTAACTCAACTATTTTCATATCTATTTAACGTTTATTTTTTATTATTTGCATTATCCAATACTAGCTGACTCTATAATATTTCGATCTAAAGCTTGAGCAGAAGATACATCGTTTGAAACCACATAAGCTTTTTGTGGTTTTTTACTTTGCTCTCCCATCATTCCCGCTAATTGATTTGTAGGACTAGCACCTACGACATTAAAAGATGGAGGACTTGAAACACTTAATCTTGCCCCACTAGCGGTTCCGGATGGACTTTCAGGATTAACCGCTGTAATATCTTTTACAGTTTTAAATCCTGTCGCTAATACTCCGGCTATACTTACAGCCTTTTGTATAGTTCCGAATGGCTCGGGTACAACCGAAGGTGCAGCTAAAACTTGCGTAACTCCTAAATAAGTATTCATTATAGCTTGAGCAATCGCAGCTGCTTTTCCTGCTTTAGAATTTTTACCTAATAAATCTGCAACTGCTCCGAACGCACTTGAGACAATAGCAATCTTTTGTTGTGCTAAAAGTTTTTCAGCTTCTAAACCTTGTTTATCTAAATCTGATTCTCTTTGTCTATAATCCTCACTTAGACGTAACTTTTCTGCTTCGGCATCTGCTCGAGCTTGTGTACCGATTGCAGCAGCATCTATTTGACCTTGTACTCTTTGTAATTCTATTTGCTTTTCTAATGTTAAAGCATCTTTTAATTTTTGGATCCTATTAACCTCTATAAGCTCTTGTTCAGCTCCGAATGTAGCTCTAGATATAGCAATCTCGTTTTCGGTCTCTTGTGTCGTTTTTAATAAATCTAACTCTTCTTTTCTTAATGCGTTTACATTTGTTTTTTGTTCAGATTGTAATCCGGTAAGCTTCGCTTCTATGGCTACCATTTCTGTGTTTAAAGAATACAACTCGTTTGTCAATTCTACACTTTCTCCTTCAGCTTTTATACGAGCATTTATGGCATTTATCCTAGCTTGTACGGTTTCTTTTTCTGCATCTCCTTGTTCTTTAAGAACTTTACCCAATTCCTCGTTGGCTAGTATTCTATCAGATATTGATTTACTGTCATCGTCTCTGATTTGTCTTTGCACTTCTGCTTCTCTGTCAAATTGCTCAACTAATCTTTGTTGTTGTAAAGCTAACAACTCATAATTCTTTTCGTTTTCTACAATAGTTTTTGCTTGACTCGCAGCTCTTTTAACGTCTATTTTTCCTATTGCATCTGCACTAGCTTCAGCAATTCCTTGAGCTAAAGTACCAACCTCTCCTACAGCTTCGACAAAACTATCTTTTACATCTCCGGCTGCCGTTGTTATTCTTTCTCCGGTAATTTCTAATGAAGCGTTTGTGTCATCAATAGCAGATTGTAGCTCTCCTATTTTTTCAATATTATTTGGATCCGTAAACTTTGTCCAAGCTAATTGTGCTTTTTGAAACCCGAATACAATCCCTTGGATAGCTCCTACGAGAAGATTGACTCCTAAAGATAAAGAACCCCCAACAAGTTTTCCAAGAGCGTCAAAGCCTCCTGTAAGGTCTGAGACTTTCTTAAACATATCTACAAAAACGCCACTAACTTGAGTCAATACTATTTGAATCGTTTTAAATATTGTATTTACTCCGTCTGCAACTTCTTGGTTTTTCATCATAACTTCCGAGAGTGCATCAACTCCTTTCATTATTAATGCAAATCCGGCTGCCTTCATAGCCAATCCGATTCCCTTAAAACCGTTTGCAGTTTTTTGTAAAGTTTGATTTAAGACACCTTGTTCTTTAGCTTGAGCTTTAGCTGCCTTTTTAACCTCTTCCATTTCTTTTCGCATAGCTTCTTGAGAAGAGAGAGCATCGTTTAATCTATGGTTTAATTCCCATAACTCATCTTTAGCTTGTTTTACATCGGCTCTTAGTTTTAGCGTTTCTGTAACCATTACTTTCTTTTTATTTGTTTTTTAACTTCTGCAAAAGACATAGGCATTTTATACTTTCCTAAAGCTATGTCAATGTTCGTTCCTTTTATATTTTCTTCATCTGCTATTTTTAATAGCTCTAGTATATTTTCTATCATAACTTATTTTTTATGGACAAGTTGCTACCCTTACTACTTTTCCTGTGTATCTTTCAACTCTTACTGCCATATAATTTTTTCCGTTTTCATCTAGTATTTTAAAATCAAAATAATTTATAAAATTATAAGTTCCATAATATCCTGTAAACTCGGGGAAAGAAAGCAAACCTCCTCCAAAAGTAGATTGATGTACACGTGCACCGCTGTAATCTATTACACCGGTTGTTCTTATAAAGTCACCAATTTGTAAATCTCTAGCTCCTCCTGTATGCTCAAAATACCAATTTGCAGAAATATTAATAGGGTAAGCAACACCGCAGAACAAAGTAGGTGGGTTAGGTATATCATTTGCAAAACTAACAGTCCACGCAAACACATTTCCTACAGGTGTAGCAGATTGTACGGTTAAAGAACTAGCTACAGAGCTAACTGCATCTGCAAAAGGAAACAAAGGACTTGTATTTGTTCTACCGTAAAATTTATAAAATATTGTTGCAGGATGAGATAAATTACTTACTATTGCTGAAACGTCTGAGGGTAATGTAAATTTATTTTGACTAGTAGTTATAAAAGGAACAACGGTAACTCCGGAAACGGCTTTTAAAACGTCTACATCGTTGCTTATTAAATCCGATTCGGTAGTAGAATAAACAAAACCATACTCATCAATTTGAGGAGTGTTTATTAATTTACCTAATTCAGTTACAGCGTGATTTAAATAAACCTCATCTTCTGTATTTTTATTGCTGATTCTAATTTGTAATTTTGGAGGAGTAACACTAATAACTTCATCTTCGTAAATAGGTGCCGGATCATTAGAAGGGATCTCACTAGGAACATCTGTAGTTATATCCGGAATTGTAAATCCATCTACTCCGCCATCTAAATCTGACGTTAAATCAATATTGTCTACAAATATATTACTAAGGTCTATTGTTATTGTTTGACCGGCAACTGTTATTAATGTGCTGTAAGTAGGATCTTCAAATATATTCGTTAACTCTAAGGTGCTTAGATTTGTTGCAAAGTCTGTGGTTATTTTATTTATTCGGTATATGTCATCAAATACAATAATCTTATCAGCTAATGATAAATTATGTAACAACTCCATAGATAAGTATGCTTTGAACGTAGACAATCTTTTTCTTATGTCTAGCATATCTTTTACATAATTTTTATAGTATGTGTCGAAGATAGTTATTGTTACAGGCTTTTTTGTCCACTCGTCAAACTCAGAGTTAAAATTTAAACTTTGCCCTTCTATACCTACAAAAATTGAAAATTGACTATTGAGAGGTAAATAAGCCGTGGATAATATTGATATAGTTTGATCGTCTAAACTTCTTACTTTTATAGCTGACGCAATACCTCTTCCGGTATAAAATATTAATGGTTTTGTCAAAGAAGCGTTTTGGCTTTCATTTACAGAGTAACCGAATTGTATATTGCTTTCTTGATTTATTGTGTTACCACTTCCGTCTGTAGTAGTTTGTATTACTCCGGCAGTAGTGACATATAACCTTTCAAACTTCATATGCTCAAAAGGAACTTCTATATCATAATTTTTACCATCAAACTTATCCCCATCTTTATACGATAAACTGCCCCAATCTTTACCGGATAATTCCTTATGGTTTATAGCAAGAAAAGTATCGGTTGAATTATACTTGAAATTTATTTCTTTAAAAGGCAATACTTGATCGACAGAGCTTTCATTCTTATCAAGATCTTTTGTTATATCCCAAACCTTAGTGCTACTTGAAAAATAATTGTCTAACGTTTTTACTTCTATTACATTGTCTTTATTTACAAAAGCAGTTAAATTAAAAAGCTTAAATAATCCTGTGATAAAATCTATCACTTTCATTTCGGGGATAATACTCGGTATGTTTACTTCTTTATTAGTTGCAAACGATGCACTACCTCTATATAATGCTTCAGACTTACCCGAAAATATTCCATTAGGAATATGTATTATTTTCACGTCTACGGTGTAATTACTTGTAGATTCTGTTTCAATATAGAATGTATATGTCCCATTTGGAATTTCTATATTATCTGCTTTGTTTGGCTCTCCATTTATTGTGTTTCCGGATAGGTTTTCAAATTTTTGAAACTCTTCTCCATCTTTCTTTACCACTAAATTATATGGTACATCTGTGTCCGGATCTACAAAAACTCTTAATTCTCTTTTTGCTTTTTGCTCGTTAAAATCGTTTTTAAAACTAGCACCCTTAAATCCAATTATATTTGTAGATGGAGTTCCTACAGGAGTAAATCCGGTAATAGGATATTGAGCATCTTGATCTTGAAATATTTTACCTTCTTTATTATGAAGCCATAAATATAGATCGTAAAATGGAGCGTTTGTTGTACTAAAAAAATCTTGTGTAAAAGATAAAGAATCATATTGAGCCTCTATTGCTTTTATAATTGGGTACAATCTTATAGCCGGTTTTAGCTCATTTAATGGAACTCCTACATTTGCACTAGATCCGGTTGAGTTTATATTTTTTATTTTGTCAGTATTCGAAGCACTTGTATCATATATCAACCTCGACTCTGCTGTAATTAATGGAAATATAATTGCATCTGATAAAGTCTCTCCGAAAAAATCTACATCTAATCCGTCTGATAAATAAGATTTTATATTTGCATCTGTATATTGAAAATTAAAGTATTTTAGATTTACTAAGCCACTTAGCATATCTTCTCCTAGTACATCCTTTAATGTTATTGTGTTTCCGTAGAATGTAAGCTTGTAAGTATCCGGTTCATTATTTTTAAGCTTTACCCCTTCAAGTTTTATTTTGCCTTCCTTAAAAGGTTTGTAATTCATTAGTAAGGTTGCATCCTTTTTTTTACGAGCATCGTATCCTACAATATTAAAATTGTAAAAATGTTTAAATAGTTTATTATTTATCCTAGATGCCGGTACATTAAAAGTTCGAGAGAAGTCTGTAAATATTTTAGATATGTCTTTTATATCTTGAATACTTTGTGTCAAAGTAAAAGACTCATCTTTAAACATCTCAACCTCTTGACCTTCTATGTATAATTGGAGTTGAACCATTATCGAACGTTGTTTATTTTATCGAATGCAAAATTAAACTCTATTGTATAATTTATTAGTTTGTCATTTAATGAGGTTTTGTAAAGCAACTGTTTGCTTTTAGGCATTACCGGTAAAGTTTTACCCTCGTATCTTATCCATACATTCTCACTTAAAAATAGCTCTTCGATAGTTTGGTTCATATCCTCTACAACAAAGCCTGTATTTAATTGTAAAGATGTTATTCCATTTACGTTATATCTTTCTCGTTGACCTTCGGCAGTAGAATATGTTGAGGTTGAATTAGCTATTGTATTCCTTTTATACTCTTCACTCGTAACTTCTAAAGTTTCAATAAATTTCTTAAATACATACAAATCTTGAAAAGCTCCATATTTGTTTACAAATGTTATTTTATATGGAGTAAATTTTGGCTCACATATATTTGTTATTGTTACAGTTTTTAATAACGTAGTATCGTCTGTGTCATAAACCTTTACAGTATTACTATTAGCCGGAATATCTATATATTGAATCTTTTGATTGGTATTACCATTGTCTGTAATTTGTGTGTCAGTAGAATCAATAGTCAATTTTCCTACGCCTTCTGCAAATATTGGAAATTTTCCGGTTGTGTTTTCGGGTATGTAAATATTATTTGAGCTTATTAAAGCGTGTCTTTGCAATTCCGGATTAGTGCCATCCTCAAAATAACCGTAACCATCTAAAGCTATAAATGAGAATGTTTCCGGATTAGAAAAAGTAAAAGGTTGATCTGCTTCGTCAAAATAAGTTACATCGGCTTCTATCCATTTAGCATAACTGTTATAATCATCGTTAAATGATATATCTAAATAATCTCTTACAAGCTCTCCTATCTCTAATGTAATTTTATTATGTGTTTCAATACGTTTTTTATTTATCTCGTATTGAGGAGATAAAGGTTTATTTGTAGCCAATATACCATCGTATATGTACAAATCTAATTCTATTCTTTTTAATGCCATTTTTTTAAAGTATTTGTGAACCTTGACCGGCTCCTCCGGATTTACAACTATGTATTTCTACACTTAAAACCGTACCGTTTCCGTCAATTTGTATTATATAAAAATCTCCAACTCCCACTCCGGCTCCACTAGAAGTGCTAAATAAATTAACTGCATATCGTAAACTTTGTCCATCAAATGGAGTTCCATTTCTGCATATTTTAGTTCCCATCAAACCGCTAATGCTAGAGCCTGTAGAAGTTATTGCCATTGTTGTAGCAAAAGTTCCATCGCAAAAGTCACCGGGTAATTGCTTACCTCCCGAAATAAAATACCCATTAGATCCACATTGACCTGCCGTTGCCGGTTGCACTATTGTTCTTGGACAAGGTGATGGCAAATTACTTCCTGCATTATTATATCCACTCGGTATTTGTATTGTAAAGTTTACAGTTCTAGTCGTGTCAGTAGTAACAGGATCGAAACCGATAGGGTCAAAGCTAACAATAGTACCTTCTGCTGTAAGACCTTTATTAATTGATCCATTCTTACTTATAGACTGTTTTGTTAATCCTGCTCTAGTACAGCTAAAATCTTCTAATGCTGTTCCTGCTTGAGAAAATGTAACCGAACAATCAGGGGAAAGTGTTGCACCTGCATTAGAATATCCCGGTGGTACTTGTATTCTAAAATAAAGTGTTACGTTTTGTGATGTTGATCCTGTGTTAGCGGAAACAGTTTCAGGACTTAATAAACTTCCACCATTTGAAGTTGCTACTCCTAATATTACACCTGTAGTTGATGGTCTTGTAATCGTTCCATTTTGTGCTATTCCTCCTCCGGTTAATGGAGAGGTGTTACAATCATAAGCGGGAGATCCGGCAGGTAAGCTAATTGTTACAGATATAGATTGAACAGCTTCACAAGTCGTAGGATAACTTCCATCCCTTCCTATTGCATAAAGGGTTACGGATCCGCCTAAAGTGTTAGAAGATATTGTTAATGTAGATCCGGATAGTGCCGTTGATACTAATGTTGGATTTGGATTAGATATTGCATATGTAGTTTCTCCGGTAAATTTAGTAGACAAATCTATTGAAGTTGAATTCCCTCCTGTGTCTAATGCTACGGCAGATATACTACCGCTAGTAGCAGGACCACCCGAACATACTGTAGGTTGAACTACTGAGCTAGTTACACCGGGCTGTATAGCTGTTAATTCACAATCTTTATGAACATCAGTTGCATTACTAAATCCGGCAGGAATTCGAGTTCGAGCTGTTATTGTTCTCGTTGTGTCTGTACTTACCGTTGCATATTTGTTATTGCTAAAACCGGAATCAGTACTTGTTAAAGATACAAAGACTCCAAAATCCGGATTGGGATTTGTTATTATTCCTTGATTATCTACGGCAAATCCTGTGTCATCTAATCCTCTAGGAAAAGCAGTTGAACATAGAAACTCCGGAGTGGGTACAGTTGGAGCTGATAGGTTTAAATAAAAAGGACTTCTTACATTTATCTTTGTACTCATTTTTTAACATTTTGTTTTACTACAAAGCTCATAAACTCTTGAACGTCTAGTCCAAAACCTTGTAAAAGCTCTTGAGGTAGGTTCTTATAATACTTTTGAAATGGCTTAGTAAAGAATAAGCTTGGCTTTATTCCATTATTGTAGATACTTCTAGCAATAGCAAATTGTAAACTCTTCCTAGATATGAATCTTCCATCTTTGTCTCTCGGTGCTATACCTCTCTTTATAGTCCACTTGTCTAGTTTACTCGGAGGAGGCATTTTATCTTTGTATGCGTATGGTGTTTTATATTTTTTCTTTTTACCACTTACACCTTTGTCAACAAACGTTCCGTAGTTTTCCATCGAGATACTAAACTCAAGGCTATTTTTAGACGTTTTAACAGGGTTTCCCTTAATGGACTTATATAATGCTCCACTAGAGCTTTTTTTTTGCCTTAGAAGATTCTTTTTAGCTTCCTCGACAATTAAATCCCTAAAGATGACTAATGCTAGTTGTAATTCTTTAAACTCTAGCATATGTAAATATCGTTATGAATTAGAATATCTAGAGTCGTTGCCCATCCGGCAATTTTGTTTTCGAAACGATCAACGAATGGTTCGCAACTTGGGGATCCTTCAAGTTGATATTTGTTTTGATGTAAGGTTCCGGATCTAAGTTTTTCAATTAATCTATTGACTACAGCTAATTGTGTATTTAATATATCTTGCTCATTATCATTGTTGAGGTATATGTCAGTTGTAGCATCTTTAGACTCATCTACAATATCCATAGTCATAACGGTTACATTAAAGCTCAAGGTTCTCTCTTGTTGAGAGACTTGGTTTACCATTATATGAGACAAAGGGAATATGGTTTGCTTACTTAGATCTATTTGAGTAATATCTCCATATGTTACCGTCTTTACTGATTCGTCTGCTACGAGTTCGTCTTTTAATGTGTCAGTAATTAAATAAAATCCTCTTGCTCCTGTACCGCTCATTTGAAATTGTTTTTAATTTGTTTCGCTTCTAGTTCGTTCTTTTCCTTTTCGAATGCTAATGCTAGTAAGCAAGTGTTTAAATTCTCTTTTGTTATATTGTCATATTTTGTAATGTCTCCTTTAGCAAGCGTATAGACCGACTGATACCAACCCCATTTTTTTCCAAAAGTTTCTGCTGCTCCAAGACCTCCGGTGTCGACTCCTCCAAATATTTCGTCATAGCGTTCGACAAGTCGATCCCTAAATGATAAAAAAAAACCAAAGAACTAAAAACTACATCTAATGGGGTATGTTTCATAGCCTCATAATAGACATCTCCTTTGTACTCGTCTATGAGGTACTTATCTCCATCCTCTTTTTTTATAGGTCTGTAAAGAACTGCAAACGCTTTATGCATATTATTCCAATCTCCTAAGTTTGTGTCAAGATCTATATACTCTCCAAAGGTCATATCGTCAAGCTTGGGTATGAATCCGAATGTAGAATCTCCTATTGTAAACTTTGTAATTAAATCCGGTTTTTCTGCTAGTAACTTTTCTATTTGAGAAACTATTCTTTTTACATCTTGTACTCTAAGCTTTAATCCATCCTCGTAATTTACACCACAAAATATCTCAAGAGTTTTTAATTGATAAAAGATCTCCGGATTTGCAGACTCATCCTTCATCTTTTCAAATTGATTTACTATCTCAATGTATTTAGAATATTGAGACAACGATAACTCGTTTAAGCTTGTAGGAATTTTAACTTGTACTTTCATATGATTATATAACGTTGATATTATTTTTTTAACAAAAAAAAGAGGCAGCTTTCGCCACCCCTAAATTAACTAAATCAAAACAAACAAAACTATCTTCTAATAACATTCCTCCAATCGTGGGCATCTTCGACTATTCTTAAACGATCTCCGACAACCTTACCACATAGCGGAATACATTCTGTATAAACAATACTACCCATTTTATACTTCTTACCCTTTAGCACTAGATCTTTATCTAGCACCTTTCGGATACGTCCTTCATAACCGGTTTTTTCTCTGTCCGGTTTCTCTAGTAATTCACTACCTATATACTTTCTATTAAAGTAGTAATCAATATGCCAACCTAAATGTTCAAATCTCGAATCCATATTATTTATTTAAATAGTCTCTTATACTTTCAAGCTCTTCAATAGTATTCTCAGTTTTTTGTCTTTTAGGCAAACCAAAATAGTCACGAGCTAAAGTAGGCTTCCATCCTCTATGCGGTATCATACCGCTTTCATAAAGCTTAAAATCTCTAATACTTACAACTAAGTTATAATATCCACGAGACATAGGCTTACCATTAAAGCTAAAATTTTGATCAAGCTCTTCTACAAATTTACAATCCTCTCTTATACAAAAACCCATTACAATTCTATTTTATCAAGGTTCTCTTTTATATCCTTTAACTTTAAAAGAATAAAGCTAAGATCATCCGAAATATCTTTCCGGTCATAAAAAGTATCAGTCCTATTTTCTACTTTAGGAATAATATAATTTTCTATATCATTTGCAATAGTAGAAACGTTTCCAATTAAAGTTCCAACATCCCAAGCTCTTTTAGATCTTTTTTCTAGAAGCTCGGCTAGTTCATTAGTTTTAGTCATATCAATAGTTTTAAATTACATCTCTTTTAATTTGTCTCTAGAGTAGGTGCGAGAATTTTACACCTTTTATTAATAAGAGGAGAGATTAAGAGTACCCTTTCCAAGACGAATAAATCGAATACAGGTTCAGAGTTATTAACCTCTCTTTATTAATTATACCGCAAGATAGTAAAATATATCTTATAAACAAATTTTTTTAATAACTATTTTTTTATCTGATAGCATATTTGCCGTAATTCGGTCTTGATAGCTTGTTATAGGTTGCGTATCTCAATGCGTCTAAACTATGATTAAAGGCATCGACCGGTGTATTAAGTACATTACCATTC